CAGTTTCAAATGGCTTGCTATAACGGGTTTTCATAATTTTACAACTAGCACGAATACCCATTACATCACTTACTTTATTGCCATCCTCATCCTCTTTAAGTTTGAGTTTTTTCATAGCAACAACAATACTAGAAGCGTAAACAAATCCTTGTCCACCACTAATCTTATCGTCTGGATCAAACATGTCCTGTGACGCATACGTGTGATTTGTACAAACCATACCTACGTTGTAACTACCAAACATGTTAACACAATTACGTACTAAACTAGTAAGTGCTTTAGGTTTACGGCCCATGTCTCCCTTCATGTCACCAGCTTGGAACTGGTTAATGTCAGTAGGGGTAAGTAACATACCCAATGAGTCTATGACAAATAAGACTTTAGGACGTTCTGCCATTTCTTTGTACTCTTTCATGAATTCATGAATGGTTTTAGCCACATCATCGATCATTGCCATGTTGAGTTTAAGAAGTTTATCTTCACTTGTGTCTACACCAAGAGCATGTAGCCATGTTTCGTCTAGCGCATTTTCTGTATCAATTAAGATGACATAAATGCCCTGTGCTTGTGCGTTACGTACTAGATTACCTGAACAGATAAATGATTTGCCTGCACCAGACTCGCCTGCAAATACAGTAACCTTACCTAGTGGAATACCTTTGTGGAAATCTCCACTGATTAAGTAGTTAAGCGTATAATTGCCTGTACTAACCCAATCTGTCGGATCGTTAAATCCAACACCAAGTCCATCAATAGACTTAGTTAATGTTTTTCTAAATTTTGATAAATCAAATGCTTTGGTAGCCATAATTATTGATCCAATGGTAATGTATTCCACTCTTTAACTAGAGCGAGTACTTCTTCTTCTGTGTTACACAGAGTTTTTGTAGTAGACCAATCTTCTTTTTTACTACGGCCACCAATTTCTACCATCCAACCGTTGTCGTAACGATTAATAGTAATTGATTCATTTACTTTTGCTAATTTTGCCAATTTACTCATAATTATTCTCCTAATAGATGTGAGAACCTGGGCGTGTGACTAAGTCACAGAGGCCCAAGCCGTTTTTATTACTTCTGACGATTGCGAATCATTGCCAAGATATCTTGGGCACGTGAATCGCCGCTTGCGTCTGCAGGAGTTGCGGCCGGCGCGGCCTTAACTGCTGGAGCAGGAGTATCATCTTCATCATCGTGAGATGCTTGTGGTGCAGGAGCTGCTTTAGGTGCAGATGCAGTTGATTTATTAGGATCACCGGTGTTTTGGCTCATACCTGCTGGTTTGAAATATTGTCCCCAGCGGTCCATATCATATGCTTCGCCGTCTACTGACGCTTCAAACATTTCCTTCATAACTTTCAATTCAACATCGCCTGGCTTCTTAGGCAAGAAGTCTGACAAGTTAAACAAGCCATGTTGTTTGATTGCTGCAAGTTCATCATCACTTAGTGGACGTTCACGACGTGACCAAGTACTAGTTGAATAATCAGCATAGCCGCCTTTTGAACCTTTCTTCATACGATAGTCTAAACCATGTACAAAGTCTGTTGGCAAATCTTCCAATTCTGGATCGACAAGTGCTGCACGAATTGATGTAAAGATTTGAGGTCCAATGATGAAACGACGAATTGGATTTTCTGGTTGGTCGTCACTCTTTTCGCCGAGTCCGTCTTCTGCAACGAAACCTTGGAAAATGTAACTACGCTTTTTCCAGTACTTACGACCCATGTCTTCTAGTGCAGGGTCTTTAAACCATCCGCGAACTTCATTTAGAATTGGGCAAGAATCGCCATACATTTCTACACATGGAATTTGCACTTGTACTGGTTTACTTTCTGATTCACCTTTAATTCCAGCGAATGGCAATTTAATCATTGCTCGTTCTACCCAGAAAAAAGTGTTGTCTGTATTACCATCGGGGAGGAATCGCAATACGGATTCGCCGCCTTCTTTAAGATTCCAGAATGGATAAATTGATTTATCACCACCTGAACGTTGATTGTCCGAACCTTTTGATTCAGATGCCTTAAGTTTTGCTCTAATTTCAGCCAAAGTTGCCATAATATTTCTCCTTTATATAAGCCTTTGTTTACTTCATTTGCCTTGTTTTGCTTTACGGATCTACCTTAAAACAAAAAGCGCATACATGTTATTGTATACGCTTTTATTTAGTAAAGCAAGAGAAATCTTGCCTGAAATGTGGTATTATTTTGCCAAACCTGCTAGATGAACAATACTTGCTAAACTTTGGTCCTGTCCATAACTAACTGTTGGGCTTTCGCTAATACTTTGAAGTTGTGTTTCCAAAGCACTAATATCAAAGCCTTGTTTTGGTTGTGCTTGAGCTGCTGGTTTTTGTATTCCGGCCAATCGTGTAATTTGATTGTGTTCATTGCCGCTTGGATCTTTAGCATCAATAAATTTGATTACTTTTAATAAATCTTCCTCACCTGCGCCATCAAACTCGCCGTCTTCAAATGCTTTCTTAACTTTGATCTTAACACGCATGCCGCCTAGTGGAAAATTGCCTTCATCTTTGTTGTAAAAACCGCTGATGTATTTTAACATTCCAGGTAAACCACCTTCTTGTTCAGGTGCTTCGTAACCTACGTCTTGTGGAGTCATGCCACAGTCTTTGATAATCTCGGCAATTGTCATTACTCTGTCGCCAAAATCCATTTGTGTTTCTAAAGTTGCGCCAGATTTTTTAGCCATAGCAATAGTTTTCTTTAGAGCTTGGCCGCTAGCATTAGTTACTTTACCGCGAGGATCTTTTTTCTCGGTTGATTTTTTCCAATCGCCTTCGTGCCTCCAACTCTTAACATTGCCAGCAGAATCTTTTTCAACTGTGTCAGATGCTTCTGCTACAGGAGCTGGTGCAGGAGCTGGTGCTGGTGCTGGAGCTGGTGCTGGTGCTGGTTCTGCGTCTACTGGAGCTGGTGCTGCCGCATTGGGTGCAGGCTCTGTTGGTGCAGGCGCTGGTTCTTGAGCTGCTTCGTCGCTTGGAAATTCTAAACGACCTAGCAAATCTTCGTGTTCTGTTTCAATCCAACCTTTAATTAAATCGTTTAAGTCTGTTTCTGCTGGCACAGCTTTGACAGCATCGATAAAACTAGGCTCATCAATCAAACCTTTAAGAGTCATAATGGCATTGTCGCCATTTGGACCAACTTGCATATTTTGTGCTAAAATTGTATTTAATTTTTCAATAGCTGCAGACTGTGCATCGTTGTTAGAACTAATAACTTCGTTTTTATCTTCACGAACAATATCGTTCATAAAGTTTTCAAATTGGTCTTCAGCTGATTCAAAAGAAGGCTTTTGAGATTGTTTTAGTTCGTTCACAGCCTTGTTAATAGCGCCCCACTGTCCTCCCATTGCTCCAGGCATTCCGTGATTAGGACCTTGTACTCCTAACTGTTTGGCAACTTGTTCAGGAGTCATGCCTTTAGCTAGTAATACTTTTGCTTTGTTAAATGTATCGAGATATTCAGGTGTGGCGCCGCCCTCGCTTAGTTGTGCTTCGTCTAATAGATCGTCTGGAGAAACTTCTACTACATCAATCTCCGACTCATCGATGAATTTATAAATGTACGGAAATACTGATTTTAATTCTTCATTGAATGTACGAATAGTTAAACGATTGATTAAATCATTTTGAACTTCTTCAGGAATCATTTGTTCTTCTTGATCTTCGAATGACTCAACAAATGACTCATAATATGCAGTACGTTGTAGTTTGTTAATAGTTTCTTTGATAGTTTCAATGCGTTCCATTACACGACTGGTAACATTGGCCATTGCTTCGCTTAATTGTTCTTGACGGCTAACATAGCCTTTGAATTTACGTAAGTGAGCTAATTCTTCGCTTAGACTGCAAATGTGTTGTCCAATGTTATCGTAAGGATTACCACCGTGTTTGATGTGTTCTGCCAATGCACGAGCACCGTTAAGGTGTTTGTATGGGTACTTAAATCTTTCACCAGAATTGTTTTCAATGTAAATGCTTTCAATGTGCATTGTACGGCCAGCTGGCAAATCTAAGTTAATTGGTTGACTATGTTTAATAACTAAGCGAGCTTCGCCTAGGTCCTGGTAGCTAATCCTGTTGCTACCATAAAGTTTATTTTCCATAATTGCGGGCATAATTGGCATTTCCTTACGTTTGGCCTGGTATTCGTAATCTCGTTTATCCAAGTTACTTTTTCCAATGTTTTGTACGTCAAAGTTGAGTAATCTATCTTTTGCAAATTGTCTAAAACCACGTATGAACTTATAAGCCCCGTGATGTGTAGCATTGTCGTCGTCGGTTAAATCTCCACTAACTTGCATTACAACACCATCTTGTGGGTCTAATGTAATTGCAATAGTTCCTAGCGGAGCACCACCTTCTTCGTATTCAAACTCAAAAAATCGAGCTCTAGGAATGTCTTCCTTTTTGCTCAATACTTCTGCGTTTTCATCACCGATTTTAATGTTGCGAAAACGGGTCTGTATTTTACCATACAGATCTTTTGCGATTTTATCTAAATTTGCGTCCATGTTATATTTATCAAAGGTTTGAGGAAACGAATATAGGTAGCGGTGCTTCCCAATCATCGTCCATTGAAGATTCCAGCGTTAGTTTTTCAAAAACTAGAGGATCCCATTCTGCTAGTACCACAGTCATACGTATAATTAACAATAATGCAGAAACCAAGTCATCGTGTTGGCCTTCTTTTGCTTTAAATGTAACACCTGCTGCAATAAAAGTTTTAAGTTCACTAAGTAGTGTTTTGCTGTGAATCTTCATTTTATCTTCTTCAACAAAGTACTTTAGTCGGCTACAAGCAGAAATCTTACTGCCGTGTGTAGTATTAAATCCTTTGCGGAATTTACGCACATGCCCCTTTCTAACGGGCTCGCTTAAGAATAATCCAGGAAATGTCTCTTCGCCCAGATTAGCAATAACAACTAATGCGGCTTCTCCCAGTGTATTATTTTCTACACTCCAATATATACTGTTACGATAATCTTCGCCTATTTCACCTTGAATGTATCTGATTACATCCCGGAAGATTTTAACTTGATCTTGTACAATAGTTAAGTTATGTTGCCATTCGGCACATTGCGTCATGCTAGGTAATTCAAATACTTGGATACCTGCAAAGTCGCCGCCAGTACCTAAACTAGGATCTAATCCTACTAGGTATGTATTTCCCGGAGTTGGCTTTTTATACCAACGAACTTGACCCATTTTAAATAACGGTTCTCGTCCTGACATTTCTGCAAGTTTAAGACTGTTTACCAAGGTTTCATCAAAGACCAAGAACTCGCATCCGTACTCACGGCGGAAACGCTCTTCGCCAATACGGCCCATTTCATTTTTACGCCATTCATCATCGCGATCAGGATGTTCATGCCACTCTGCTCGAAATCCATGAAACCCGTTACGGCCTAATCCGTCTAGTCGTTCGTTGCCAAACTCATCAAACGAATCTTTACTTTCTTTCCATATGTTAGCAAACGTGTCTTCGTCACTGTTAGGCGTTGAAGTAATAATTGCCTTACCACCTGTTGCTAGTGTTGGGCTGATCGAAGTCCAAAACTCGCTTGCAATATTAGGTTGAACGAATGCAAACTCGTCACAGTATAGTAGGGAAATTGACATACCGCGGCCAGTGTTGCCGGTAGTAGTAGCTGATACAATTCTTGATCCATTTTCAAACTCCATCGAACCTTTGTTATAGTTTACAACACCTGCTCTAATATAATCATCGCAAAGTTCATATCCATAACGTATACGTTGCATAATTTCTTGTGCGCCTGTATATTTGTGCGCGGCTACTAGAATAGTTTGGTCTGGATGAAACATTGCATACCATAACAAATATCCTGCTGCACAAGTTGTTTTGCCACTTTGCCGTGGCATCATGTTAATATTGAACCGATAATCGTGATAGCTATGCAATAGTCTTACTTGATAATCAAAGGGTTCAAATTTCATCTTACCTTTAGTAGGATGCTGTATATGAAAGAAGTTTTTAACAAAATGCATATAACCTTCTACGGGGTCAGCACATTGCAACAAGTGTTGAACTTGTTCTTCTGTAAATCTTTCTTTGGTGTGCGCTTTTTTGGTTAAAACGCCATCTAAACTTTTTGCCATAACTTTATTTACATAAAAAAAGGCTCCGAAGAGCCCTTTTTGACTAGTTTTTCTAAATTAAGGAGCAATTGGCAAATCACTACCAGAAATATTATCTAACGAACCAGTACTTTGTCCATTGCCGATGTTTGGATTGAACTGTCTATTTGGTGCTACTGCTGGTACTGGAGCAACTTGCCTGCTTGGTTGCGGTTTAACAGCATCCTTGACCATATATTCCCCGCACCATTTGAATTTTTTTAGTCCTTGTTTTTTAGCTATAGCATATGCTTGACTAAATGTAGGCGCATCAATAACAGGGCTACCTGCAGGAGCAGTAGGTGATGAAGCCTGAGTTTGGACAGCGGGTGCAACAGGAGCATCTGTTACTTCGGTTATCTTTTCTAATTTTGCAACTAGGGCACGATATTGTTCTGCGTTCATATTACGTTCCTTTAATTTCGTTGTATCTTGCTGACAATTTAACGGAAAGGTTTGAATTCAGGGCGATTAGTGTTTGCAGGT